GGTAGGCGGCGCGCGGAGCATGGGCGGCGGGGCTGCCGGGCGCGGGGCGCAGCGTGAGCGGCGGCATCTCCTTCGGCTCACTCGACGGGGCGCTCAAGCAATACCCGGAAGGCGCGGGCATCTTCGGCAGCGCCGGGCCGGTGTCGGACGGCTTCATCATGGCGCGCAACAAGGTCGACCTGATCTGCGGGCCGGTCGGGTCCGGCAAGACGACGGCGGCGGTGAAGCGGGCGCTGGTGCGGGCGCAGCGCCAGCCGCCGCTGCGCAGCGATCCGGGCGTCCGCCGCTACGTGCTGGCGGTCTGGCGCGAGACCTATGACCAGCTCTGGCGCACCACGATCAAGAGCTGGCAGAAGGTGCTCGATCCGCAGAAGGGCATCGGCAGCTTCACCGGCTCCTATCCGCGCCCGGCCGAGCACAGGATCGTCTTCGACGACGCCTTCGGCAAGGTGGAGCTCACCGCCGTCTTCACCGCCTTCGGCGAGGGCGCGGATGTGGAAGATCTCGGCGGGGCGGAATACACCGACGCCTACCTCAACGAGATGAACACGCTGCGGCGCGACCTGTTCATCAACCTGTTCGGCCGCGTCGGCCGCAATCCGAACCGCGGCGAGGTCGGCCTGCCCGACGATGAAAGCCTGATCTACGGCCGCATCTTTGGCGACTGCAACGCGCCCGATCCGCTGAACTGGGTCTACACAGACTTCTTCTCGCCGAAGCGGACGCCGGGCTTCGTGCTGCACCGCCAGCCGGGCGGGCTCGACGAAGGGGCGGAGAACATCAAGGCGGTCGGCCGCGCCTATTACCGGCAGATGGTCGGCGCCAACGCCGACAAGCCCTGGTGGGTGAAGATCAAGGTCCACAACAGGCCGGGCTTCAACCGCGAGAGCGATGTCGTCTTCGGCAAATACGATGATGACGAAATGGCGGCGCCGGAGCCGCTCGAGGTGTTTCGCACCATGCCGGTCGTCGTCGGTATCGACGGCGGCTTCACCCCGGCGGCGGCGTTCACGCAGGCGCCGGCCGACGGCCAGTTCCGCATCGTCGACGAGGTAGCGATCGAGCGCGGCGACGAAAGCGACCTCGGCCAGGCGCTCCTGGCGAAGATGGCGCTGCCGCGCTATCGCGGCTGCCAGTTCGTCTTCGTGTCCGATCCGGCGACCGGCGCCGGCGAGGACCTGCCGCTCGGCTCCTTCCGCTCGCGGCTGGCGGACCTGCTCGGGCACGATGTCGAGCTGGCGGCGTCCAACGACCTGCAGAAGCGCATCGCCGACCTGTCGAAACCGATGGAACGGGGCAAGCGGGGCTTCGTGATCGACGCCGTCCACTGCCCGACGATCCGCCGGGCGCTGAACGGCACGTACCAGTACCGCAACACGCGCGGCACGCTGGAGCGCTCTTCCGTCATCAAGACGCCGGACAGCCATGCGCTGGAGGCGGCGCAGTACGCCGCGTCGCTCTCGGGCACGGCGAAAGCGCGGATGCGGAAGGATCAGAGTGCGGCCGCGCGCCGCAAGGTCAGGGAGCAGGAGCGGAGCGCGCCGCGCTATTCCGCCCTGAAGCGGCGATGATCGTCCGGCCGGCAAAGGTCGAGGCGCGGGTGTTCGTGGCGCTGGGGCTGCGCCGGCTGAACATCACCGAGATCATGGCGACGCAGCCCTGGGGCACCTCCGAACGCGACATCGGCGAGGAGATCGTCCGCTCCGGCCTGATGGCCGCGCATTCCTTCGCCCTGTTTCAGGATCCCGTCATCGCTGTCGCCCTGCTGGACATCTTTCCGCTGGCCGAGGGCACCGTCGCGGTGCGTCTCGTTGCCACCGACCGATGGTTGACGATCGCGCCGGCCGCTTACCGTTGGCTGAAGCGTGAGGTGCTGGGCGTCGTGCTGGCGGATGTCAGGCGGGTCGAGACGCGCGTGCTGGATCGCGGGCCGCAGGACCGCGCCTGGCTGCGGCGGATGGGCTTCGCCGACGAAGGGGTCTGTCGCGCGGCCGGGCGCAACGGCGAGGACTTCGTGCAGGTGGCGTGGGTCAATCCCAGATGGAGGCGTGCAGATGTGTAACTTCGGCGCGATTTTCGGCGGTCAGTCCAAGAGCCTGAAGCGCCTGCTCGGCACACAGCAGGCGCTGGCGCAGCAGGCGGACGAGCGGGCGGCGCAGGCGGCGCTCGACGCGCAGGAGCAGGCGAAGGCAGCGGCTGTGCTGCCGGCCGACAGCGAGAGTGCCCGCCAGGCATCCGAAGCGCGCATGCGCAAGCTGCTCGCCGCGCAGGGGCCGACGGCCGCGGCCGGCTCACCCAACGTCGGCTACAAGGTTCTCTTCGGTCAATGAGCCTCGATCTCGTCAAGCAGGTTCTCCGCCTGCACGAGGAACTGCGGGCGGCCCGCCGCAAGGAGGAGCCGACATGGCGCGAGCTGGCGCAGCTGCTGCGGCCGGACGATCAGGATTTCGATCCGCGCGACGATCGCCGGCGCGAGGACATCGAGCTTTACGACAGCACGCCGCTCTACGCGCTCGATAACTTCGTCGGCGGCATGTACGGCCAGCTGATCAATCCAGCGAACCGCTGGTTCGAGCTCGGCGTCGAGCAGGACCCGGAGCTGTCGAAATGGGGGCCGGTCAAGGCCTATCTCTACAGCCTCGCGAACGTGCTCTACAGCTCGCTGTCCCCGGCCGTGTCGGGCTTCTACTCACGCGCGCCGGCCTGGATCGCCAATGTGGGCGCGTTCGGCTTCGGCTCGCTCTACCAGGAGGAATGGCAGGGGCGCCGCCGCTTCATCGATCAGGTCATTCCGGTCGGCGAGACCTATCTCTGCCGCGACGCCGCCGGCGAATACGACACCGTGCACCGGGAGTGGCGCTGGAAGGGCCGGATCATCGCCGACTACTGGGGCGACCGGGCGCCGCCGGGCCTGCGCGAGGATGCCGAATACGTCATCGTGCACGCCGTGCGCCCCAACCCGGGCTACATCCCCGGCCGGCTCGGCGCGGCCGGCATGCCCTTCGCCTCGGTCTACTGCTCGCCCGACCTGAAGGACTGGTCTGTCGTCGGCGGCTATTACGAGCTGCCCTACCACATCGTCCCGTGGAACGAGCGGGCGCGCTCCGCCTATCCGACCGGTCCGGGCCATAATCAGCGGCCGGACAGCCTGACCCTGCAGGAGATCGAGCGCTCGCGGCTGATCGCCGAGCAGTTCGACGCCGAGCCACCGATCCTCGGCCTCGACGACGACGTGCTCTCGGCGGCCGACATCCGCCCCGGCGCATACCTGCGCGGCACGCTGAACAGTCAGGGCAAGCAGCTGCTGCAGCGGCTGGAGCGCGGCGCGCGGCCACAGAGCTCGCTCGACACCGCCGAGCGGCGGCGCAACAACATCCGCTCGGCCTTCTACTACGGCATCATGCAGCTGATCGACCGGCCGCAGATGACGGCGACGGAGTTCCTCGGCTTTCAGGAAGAAACGCTGAAGCTGATGGCGCCGAACCTGGTCAAGGTGCAGACCGGCGGGCTGTCGCCCTTCATCGCCCGCCGCTTCCGGCTGCTGCAGCGCGCCGGCCAGCTGCCGCCGCCGCCGCCCGAGCTGCAGGGCCGAGCGCTGGAGCCGCAGTACATCTCGCCGCTCGCCAAGGTGCAGAAGTTGTCGGACGGCCGGGCCGCGATGCAACTGGTCGGCGCCGTGCAGCAGATCGCCCAGAGCAACCCGGAAGTGGTCGACAAGTTGAACGCCGACCGGGTGGTGGATGTCGTCGGCGACGCCTTCACCAGCATTCCCGGCCTCGTGCGCGATGACGACGCCGTGCAGCAGATCCGGCAGAACCGCGCCGCGATGCAGCAGCAGCAGATGCAGCTCGAGCAGGCGGCGATGGCGGCCAGCATCCATGCCGATGTCAGCCATGCCGACCAGGCGGCGACACTGGCGCAGCGCCGGCAGGCGGCGCCGCGATGATCGACACCGTGCGCTGGTTCGCCGCCGCCTGGCGGGACCGCGGCCGCCGGCAGGCGGTGCTGGCGGAATACCAGCAGCTCGGCCGGCTGAAATACGCGCTGGCCGACATCGCCCTGCGCGGCGCCGTGTTCGGCGAAGCCGGGCGCACGCCGGGCGACGTGTTCGGCGACGGCATCAACGAGGGCCGCCGGCAGATGGCGGTCGAGATCATCAAGCTCGCCGGCGAGGACCCGACCCAGATCTGGGCGCTCGTCGAGCGCCGGGAGCCACGCAGGCAGGAGGACGATCGATGACGTTGAAATGGCTGGAGCGGATCGCCCGCGAGGGTGAAGGCACGGGCGGCGGCGGTGGAACGGGTGGCGGCGACGCCGGTGCCGGTGGCGGCCAGGGCGGCAGCCAGGGAGGCAGCCAGGCCGGCGGCGGCCCTTGGTACGGCGCGCACGAGTTCGACGCCGACACGGTGGCCTATATCGAGGAGCGCAAGTTCCCCGACCTGAAATCCGCGCTGAAATCCGGCCGCGAGAGCCATCGGCTCGCCTCGTCGCGCAACGTGATCGAGAAGCCGGACCCGCAGAACCTGAAGGACTGGGGCGGGCATCAGCTGCTCGGCTGGGACCCCGACAGCGGCAAATACCGGCTCAAGGCGCCGGACGGCGGCAAGGCGCCCTACAGCGCCGAGCTCTGGGCCGAGATGCAGAAGGTGGCGCACGAGAACCGCGTGCCGCTTCCCGTGCTGCAGTCGCTGCAGGATGCCGCCATGGGCTTCATGGAGAAGCAGGTGTTGGCGCTGGAGACGAAGGGCGAGGGTGATCTCTCCCGCACCATGGAAGCGCTGCAGAAGCACTGGGGCGCGGATTTCGAGCCGAAGCGCCAGCTGGCCGCCCGCGCGGCGCAGACGCTGGGGCTCGACACGGGCGACATGGGCGAGCTCGACACGCTGATGGGCTCGGCCACCTTCGTGCGGATGATGGCGAAGATTGGCGAGAGCCTCGGCGAGGCCAGCCTCGCCATTCCGCAGACGAACGGCGGCGGCGCCCTGCCGACGACGGTCGCCGGGCTGCGCGCCGAGCTGAACGCGCTGCAGGCGCGCGACGACTTCCGCAAGGCGTTCAAAGATCCGCGTGATCCGCAATACGAGGACTTCTCGCGGCAGCGCCAGCGGATCATCGACAGGATCGCCAAGCTCGAGGGCAGGGCCGCCTGACGCGGCCGCAACAGGAGGACCATCATCATGGCGAAGAAGGAAGACGGCGCCGCACTGGCGCCCGAGGACACCGAAGCCGCCGCCACGGCCGAAGCGGAGAGGGCCGCTGCGGAAGCCGCCGCTGCGGCTGAAGCGGAGAGGGCCGCTGCGGAAGCCGCCGCTGCGGCTGAAGCGGAGAGGGCCGCTGCGGAAGCCGCCGCTGCGGACAAGCCCGCGCGCGACCTGCTGGCCGATTTCCTGGCCGACAGGCCGGCGGAGGCGGTGCAACTGCCCTACAGCTTCAACATCCGCGACCGCTGGCACGGCCAGTCGGTCGAGGTGGCGGACGGCAGCTATTCCGACGGATTGTACGAGATCGTCATCGCCGGCGGCGTGCCGCTGGAGGTGCGCGCGCTCGCACCGCTCGATTGACGCAGGCGAGGCTGCTCTAGCCTCTCTGTCGCGGCCGGTGCGCGTGGCACATCAGCACCGGCCCTCGCCCGCAACCCGTCATCTGACGGACCCGGCTGCACGCGCGTAAGCCGCGCCGCTCACCCGAGGCGATACTCGGCAGGACGGACCCGCCGGCGCCAGCCGGCCGCAACCCGGCCGAAGCGAACCCTTCACTTCGTTTCGACGGGAGAGACACATGGGACCCGTTACCGACACCCACCGCATTACGTATCGCGAAAACGTGCAGCTGGCTCTGCAGGAGATGCGGCGCCAGTTCGACGACAAGATGATGTTTGACCCCAACCTGCGCGGCCAGCAGGTGCAGATCACCGATCTGGTCGGATCATCGGAAGCGCGCCTTGACGCGCCGGAAGGCGGCGACACGCCGGACATCGAGAACAATCACGAGCCGATCTGGGTCCAGCCGCGCCGGATCGACTGGGGCAAGCTGCTGCGGGAGGAGGATGCGATCAAGTCGCTCACCGACTTCCGCTCGCCCTACACCCAGTCCGGCGCCAACGCCATCATCCGCCAGCGGAACCGGCTGCTGGCCGGCGGCATCTTCGCGCCGCGGCTGATCGGCAACCAGGTGCCGGTCTCCACGGCCTGGGCCGGATCGACGGTGCCGATCACCTGGGGGTCCGCTGACGGCGCGACCAATGTCGGCATGAACGTGAAGAAGATCCTTCACGGCATGAAGCTGATGGAAGACGCCGACATCGATACCGAGATGGAGGACCTCTATCTCGTGCTCGATCCGCAGGAGATCGAGGACCTCTACAACGACATCACCTACGTCAACAGGGATTACCGCTCCAAGGCCGTGCTGGAGGAGAAGCGGGTGCTGGAGATCCTCGGCATCCCGATTATTCCGTCCAAGCGCATCGCCGACGCGGCGGCGAACCAGTCGACGGCGGGGCTCTACTGCAAGTCCGGCATGGTCTGGGGCGATTTCTCGCCGGTCAAGATCACCTCGGCACCCAATCCGGCCAAGCAGTTCCGCGAGCATATCTACATCGAGACCTGGCTCGGCGTCACCCGCACGGAGGACGCTAAGGCGGTGAAGATCATCAACAAATACTGACGTCACGGCCGGCGGGCACCCCGCCGGCCGATCTCCCCTCTCGATCAGGAGACATTCCCATGCCCATCGTCACGAAATACGGCCGGGGCTTCAAAGACCCTGCCACGATCACCCTGCCGCCTGCAGCCTATGCGGAAGGCCAGGTCCGCGTCATCACCACAGGCGGCATCGCCGTCGCCAACGGCGACAATTCCGGCTCCAAGCACTACCTCGGCAAGATCTCGTCCAAGGCGATCATCCTGCCGCAGTCGATCCTGTATCATACCGCGCTCACGGGCGTGACGAGCTACGACATCGGCCTCGAAAAGGATGGCGCGGTCATCAACGTCAACGTGCTCGCGTCGGCGCTCACGCTCGCTTCGGCCGGCAGCAAGAGCGTGGTCGCCGCGCTCGCCACCGGCTCGATCGGCAAGCGCGTGTGGGAGCTCCTCGGGCTGTCGAACGATCCGGCGGTCGAATATGACATCGTCGGCAAGATGAACGCCGACGCCAGCGCCGCCGGGAGCCTGGAAGCGTTCATCTTCTACGCCAAGAAGTAGGGCCGCCGATGCCGGTCGCCCGCGCTGAAACGGAAGAGGCGGTCGCCAATCTGGCGCTCGATCTGCTGCGCGAGCCGCCGATCGCCAGCCTGAACGACACCGGCTCCAAGGCGGCGCGGGCCTGCCGGCGCTGGTTCGGCACCGCGCGTGACGAGGTGTTGCGCGAGAAGCACTGGAATTTCGCCACCGACTGGGCGCAGCCGGCGATGGACCCGACGCCGAGCCTCGGCCCGCTGCCGAACCGCTTTGCCGTCCCGGCCGACTGGGTGCAGGTGCGCTTCGTGCAGGGTGTCGCAGACTGCGGCTGGGCGCTGGAGCAGGGGTTTCTCGTCTCCGGCGCCGGCAGCGTACTGGTCTGCGGCACGAAGCGCATCACCGACATCGCGCAGTGGGACATGATTGCCGTGCTGGCGCTGGCGCACCGGCTCGCCGGGTATATCGCGCCGAGCTTCGGCAAGACGGCGAGCGACGTGACAGCGCTGGACGAGAAGGCTGAGGACAAGCTGACGGTGGCCGCGCAGCGCGGCGCGCGCGAGCACGCGGCCGAGCAACTGCCGCGCCACACCAGCTGGACAGTGGCGCAGTTCGGTGGGCGGCGCCCGTGAGCTTGCAGCAAAACCAGAAGCGCGGCAGCTTCGCCGCCGGCGAGATCAGCCCAACGCTGTTCGCCCGCGATGATCTCGCCCGCTGGCAGATCGGCCTCGCCCGGCTGGAGAACATGGCCGTGCTGCTGGAGGGTGGTCTCACCCGTGTTCCGGGCACACGCTTCGTGCAGGCGCTGAAGGACGAAAGCCGGCCGGGCCGGCTGCTCAGGTTTCGCTACACGGCCGCCGACAACTACGTGATCGTCATCAACGGCGGCGTGATGCGGCTGGTGAAGGACGGCGGCGTCGTGCTCGACGGTGCAGATCCTTTCGAGCTGTCGCTGCCCTGGAGCGACGGTGAGCTCGACGGGCTGCACGCGCAGCAGCAGGAAAGCCAGGTTTTCCTGGTCGGCGACGGGCGCGAGCCGCAGCAGCTCACCCGCTCCGGCCCGCTCGCCTGGACGATCGACCCTTATCGCCCGGCCGGCGGCCCGGTGGACCGGCAGAACCTCAACCGCGCCGTGACGATCACGGCCTCGGGGACGACAGGCAGCGTGACGCTCACCGGCGACGGCACGGCCTTCTCGGTCGGCGACATCGGCGGCGTGCTCCGGCTCGACGAGCCGGACCTGACGAAGGTGGCGAGCTGGACGGCGAACGAGGTGCTGACCTCCGCCGACGCCGTGACGACCGGCGGCACGCCCTTCGGAGACATGACCAAATATGGCGGCATCGCTGCCGCCTTCAACGGGGTGCTGTCCCAGCCGGCCACTGCCGCGGCCGGGTCGAACAGCGTGCCGCACGGTTATGTCGGACTGCACTTCACCAGTTCGCCTGTGACCGTCAACCGGGTGATGGTCTACGGCACGAACAACTACGGCTTCGCCTATAACGGCAACCCGACAGACGGCACCTTCACGCTGCGGCTTTACGGCAAGCGCGGCTCCGCGCCGGCCAACGGCACGGACGGCGTGGTGCTCGGCTCGACGAAGGTGATCAGGACGCTCAACGAAAGCGGCGGCCGGGCGGTCTATTCCAACGACACGGTGACGGCCTGGAACTATCTCTGGGTCGAGATCGAGTTCGTCGGCCCGGCCGGCAGCGATCTGCTGATCGCCGAGCTGCAGTTCTACCACTGGTCGGGCGGGCAATCGACGAACCTCCGCCGCTACAACGGCCGTGTCTATGTGGCGCTGAATGACGGCGACACGGGCGCCAATCCACCGACGCACGAGGAGGGGGACGTGCTCTCCGGCCAGTTCAACGTGGCGTGGCGCTTCCTGCATAACGGCTACGGGCTTGTGCGCATCACCGCTGTGACGGATGCCCAGCACCTTTCAGGCGAGGTCATCTCGGTTTTGCCGGACAGTGTGGTGACCAGCCCGACCTTCCGGTGGTGGCCGCCGGGCTGGTCGCCCGGCGCTGGCTGGCCGAACCGGGTGCACGCGCATGATCAGTCGCTGCTCTTCGCGCGTGGCAACACCTGGTGGATGACGCGGCCGAGCGACCAGCATTCGCTCGAGGTGCTGCCGCAGGCGACGGAGGCGAACGCCGACAGCGCGCTCGCCGTGCGGCTGACGGCCTACAAGAACAACCTGCCGGTCATCGAATGGATGCAGTCGGCGACCGTCATCCTGCTCGGGCTGGCCGATGGCGAGCGCGTCGTGCGCATGCCCGGGCAGTTCGATGCGCTCACCGCCGACAAGCTGCGCACGGTGCCGCAGACCAGCGAGGGCGCGGCGCAGAACCACGATCCGGTCGACGCCGACGATGGGCTGGTGATGATCGGCCGCAGCCGCCGCCGGCTGCATTTCATCCGCTACGACAGCCTCGCCGAAGGGGTCGAGCCGGACGAGATCACCATCTCCAACCGCCGCATCCTCAACGGGCTGGCGAAGCGGCTGGCCTGGCAGCGCGACCCCGACCGCATCCTGTGGGTGATGTGCGCGGACGGGTCGCTGGCCGGCTCGACCTTCATGCCGGCGCAGCAGGTAAACGGCTTCTTCCGGGCGCCGCTGCAGGGTGGCGCGCCCGTGGTCGAGGACATGGCGTCGAACACCGCCGCCGACGGCACCGTCGACCAGATGTATTTCCTCGTCCGCCGCACGATCGACGGCGCGACCCGCCGCTATGTCGAGCAGCTGCAGCCGTGGTTCGAGGCGCCCGACGACGGCGACGCCTCGGCGGCCTGGTACGCGGATTGCGGCCTGCGCTACGAGGGCGCGCCGGTCTCCACAGTCTCGGGCCTCGATCATCTGGAAGGGGAGACGGTGCGCGTCTTCGCCGACGGCGCGCAGCAGACGGACAAGACGGTGAGCGGCGGCGCGATCGCGCTGGACGCGCCGGCGGCGTCCGTGCTCGTCGGGCTGCCGAAGCGGGGCTACGTCCGCTCGCTGCCGATCGAGTTCGAGACGCAGCAGGGCACCACCAAGGGCAAGATCAAGGCCGCGACCCATGTGGTGCTCGACCTGGTCGAGAGTATGGGCGGCCGCGTGCGCGCCAATGGCGGCCCGTGGTCCGAGATCTTCAACACAGGAGATCTCGACTACGGCACGCCGCCGGCGCTGTTCACCGGCACCAAGCGCATCGCCGTGGACTGCCCGTCCGACGAGACACTGGTGATCGAGATCGAGATCGACACCGCCTGGCCGTTCACGCTCGCCGGCTGGACGGTCGAGATCACGCTGGAGCCCCGCTGATGTGTGACCCTATCGCGCTGATCGGGACGGCGCTCTCGGTCGGCGGCTCGATCGCCGGCGGCGTCGCCGGACGCTCCGCGGCCAAGCAGCAGAAACAGGAGGCTCTGGCGAATATCCGCCGCCTCGAGCTCGGCGCTTCGGTGGCGAAGGGCGACGCGGCGGTGGTGGACGCCAACGCCAGCCTGCAGATCGGCCGCGTCCAGCAATCGGTCGACGCGGCGATCGGCGGCCAGACGGCCTTCTTCGCCGGCGGCGGCATCGACCAGACCTACGGCTCGCCGCTGCAGCTGATCGGCCAGAGCGCCGCGCAGGGCGAGGCGGATCAGCAGCTGATCGGCGCCGAGGCGCTGCGGCAACGCGCTGGCGTGTATTCCCGTGTGGCAGGGCTGCAGCAGGAGGCGGCCGACCAGGCCGGCCAGGCGCTCGCCCTCGACCAGCGTGGCCGAAACGCCTTCATCTCCGGCCTGTTCGGGGCAGGCACGGCGCTGATCAAGGGCGTGCAGCAACAGTTCCCCGGCCTGGGCACGTCGGCCGCCGGCGCCGGCAACAGCTCCGGCATCGGTTCTCTGGGCGTGCAGGCGGCCAAGTTCGGCTTCGGCGTCAACGTGTGAGGTGATCATGGCCGGCGCGCCGCAATACCGTTCGCAGGTCGACCCGCAATCGGGTCTGACGCCGTTCCAGCCGCACACCGGCCAGATCACGCCGCTGCCCGGCGACACCGGGCTGGCGGACGGGCTGAGAGCGCTCGGCGGCGCCGTGAGCGGCTTCGCCGAGTTCATGAAGCAGGTCGACGGCGAGACCGAACAGGCCCGCGCTAAGAGCAACGTCTATACCCGCGTCGCCGCCGCGCGCGACGACGCGATGAAGTCCGAGGACTTTACCGGGGCGCCGCAGGCCTTCGCGGCGCAGCGGCAGAAAATCGTCGACGAAGAGCTGGGCAACGTCCGCGATCCCGTCGCCCGTGAGAAGCTGCGCGCCGGCTTCACCGAATTCGGCATCACACAGCAGCGCGTCGTCGACCAGCACCAGCTCGGCAACCAGATCAATTTCCAGACGGCGGCGCTGGACCGCCAGCTCAACACCGGCCTGATCGACGCCGGCAATGCCGGATCGCCGGCCGAGCGGGCCTCCGTTCTAGGCCGCACCAATCAGGCGGTCGACGACGCGATCGCCGCGGGAACGATTTCCTACACCGCCGGCAACACGCGCAAGCTGCAGTTCGTCAACTCGCTCGACCGGCTGCAGGTCGCGAAGGATGCGCAGGCCGATCCGGCGGCAACCGCGGCCCGGCTGCGCGACGACAAGAGCTATGCCGGCTCGCTCGACCCCGAGACGCGCCTGCAGTTCCAGCAGCGCGCCGAGGGGACGGCCGACCAGCGCTCGGCCGACTACTGGAAGAACGTCGCCGCGTTCCGACCGTGGGAAGCCACGGCAGCGGTGGGACGCGTCTCCTCGCCGGCGCAGGGCGATGACATCTTCAACCGCGGCATCGTGCAGATCGAGAGCCGGGGCGACAATTCCGCCGTATCCTCGGCCGGTGCGCTCGGCGCCTCGCAGATCCTGCCCGGCACGGCGCGGCAGGTGGCGCGCGATCTCGGCAAGGCCGACATCGCCAACCTGTCCGATGCCGACCTGCGCCAGCGGCTGCTGAGCGATAAGCCGCTCAACCTCGAGCTCGGCCAGGCCTATTTCCGGCAGCAGGTCAGCCGCTACAACGGGAACATCGCCGTGGCGGCCTCCGCCTACAATGCCGGGCCGGGCAACGCCGACCGGTGGGTGAAGGCGGCGACAGAAAAGTTCGGACCGAACTTCACGGCCGATCAATATCAGTCCGTCGTCGATGTGGACGAGACGAAGGCCTATATCGGCAAGCTCGGCAAGGCGCTGGGCGCGCCGCTCGGCTCGGCGACCTTCTTCAATCCGCATGTCGGCAATGCGACATCCGACGCGATCGACAGCATCGCCACGGCCGAGCGCCAGCGCCAGCAGCAGCTCGCCGCGCGGCTCGCCTCGATCGCCGATGCGACGGACGACGTGACATCGCTGCTGAAGCGCGGGCTCGACGTGGACCCGTCCCGCATCGCCGGCTACCGGGCTGCGCAGCTGACAGCCGCCAATGGCGGCGACCAGGCGGCGGCCGGGCGGCTGCGCGAGCTGGGGCAGGCCGAGACGGTCGCGCCCTTCATCCGGCAGGCCTGGCAGATGAACCCGACCGATCTGGACGGGCAGGTACAGTCGATGCGGGCGCAGGTCTTCGCGCCGGGCGCCAACCCGACGCAGCAGCAGGTGTCGGCGCTCGACGCTTTCGATGCTGTGCGGAAGGAGCAGCTCGCCCGCCGCGATGCCGAGCCGGTGACGCTGGGCGGCCAGAACGGCGCCCGCTTCTACGACCTGAAGCCGATCGACACCAGCGCCGCGCCGGCCGATCCTTCCTTCCTGGCCGGGCTCTCCGAACGCAACGCGCAGGCGCTGGCGGCGCAGCGCCGCTTCGGCGGCTCGGGCTCTCCATTCACGCGGCAGGAAACGGAGGGGTTGCGGCAGCGGCTGGAGACGGCCAGCACGCCGGAGAAGTTCGGACTGCTCAAGGCGATGGGCGGCCAGTTCTCGCCGGAGACCTACCGGGCGGCGACAAAAGCGCTCGGCCTCGACGATCCGGTGACGACGTTCGCCGTGGGGCTGGCACAGAACGACGAGGCGCTCGGCCGTTCGATCCTGGAGGGACAGGCGGCGATCAGGACCGATCCGCGCTACCTGCCGGAAAAGGGCGTCAACAAGCTGACCTGGCTGGCGACGAAGGACAGCGCTCTGCCGCCGGCTGCCTTCGAGGCGCGGGCCGGCCGGGCCGACGACAACGGCCCCTATGCGGCGATGAGCGCGGCGGTGGACGCCCGCTACGCCGCGCTTTCGGCGCGCGCTGGCGATCTTTCCGGGCAGGTCAACACCAACCGGCTGAAACAGGCGGCGAACGACGTGACGGGCGGCGTGCTGTACCACAATGGCCCGGCGATCGCGCCCTTTCGCGGAGCCTCCCAGGGCGATTTCGACGGGCTGCTCCGCGGTCTCACCGATGCCGATCTTGCCTCCGCGCACACGCTCGACGGCAGCGTGATCACCGCCGACTACCTGCGCGGGTCGGCGAAACTGCACGCCGTCGGCCAGGGGCGCTATCTCGTCCAGACGAACCGCGACGACACGAACCCGCTCTACGCCGCAGGGGCGAACGGCGCCTTCGTGCTGGACCTGCGCAACCGCCAGCCGCCGCCGGCGACCGAGACGCTCAACCCCGGCCTGTTCGGCCAGCCGGTCATCCCGTGAGCGAGTTCGATCCGTTTTCGCTGTTCCCGCAGCAGCAGCGGGCCTCGCTGCAGGAGGCGACGGGCAATCTGGCGCGGAGCCTGCCGGCCGAATGGACGGAGAGCTTCGACGCCGCGTGGAACGGCATGCTCGCCTTCCAGAATTCCGACGCCTACGGCATGGCGCAGCAGCAGGCGCTGGCCGAGCATGCGCGCGGCATCAACGCGGCCACCGGCGCCAGTCTCGCGCCACCGCTGGATAGCGGCCTGCCGGGCTTCGACAGTGGCGGCGGCAGTTTTGTCGGCGCGAACACGCTCGATGTCTACAATGCCGAGCTGGACAAGTTGGCGGAACGCTTCCCGGATCTCGGCATCAAGCCGATCGACACCGATCAGCTGCGAGAGATGACGCTGGCGCGGATGCGGCAGGCCGATGCCGGGCTGGCGCAGCTGGCGCAGCGGGAGAAGACGTTCGGCGGCTCGCTCGGCGCCTTCACCGGCACGCTGGCCGGCGCCGGGCTCGATCCGGTCAATCTGGCGACGCTGCCTTTCGCCGGCAGCGGCGGCATCGTCCGGCAGGCGCTGACCTTCGGCGCGCTCGGGCTCGGCACGCAGGCGGTCAATGAGCTGGTCGCGGCCGGCGATCGCGAAGCGGCGGTGCCGGGCAGCAATGAGCAAATCGCCGGCAACCTGCTCGGAGCCGGCCTCGGCGGCGTGCTGGTCGGCGGCGCCTTCGGTGCGCTGGGCCGGGCGTTCGACCTGTTGCGCCGGCCGTCCGTGGCGCAGGGCGAGCGCGACCTGCTGAACGTGGCGGCGTCGAACGCGCAGACGGCCACGGCGGCGATCGTGCCCGGCCCGGCAGCGGAAATGGCCTCGCGCGACGCGCTCGTGCAG